CCCCAAATAACGCCCCCACGTTGTTTTTCGAGGTATTGAAATGCCTGTCTCTTGCTCTACGAGCACGCTGACCGGTCAGGAGGGTTCGGTTTCTTTCCAGCCCGCTGGCACCGAGTTTTGCTTGCTGGACTTCACCGACTTCCCTGTTGGGACGTCCATCACTGTTCCGTCTTCCAACGACTACCGCATTGACGATCCCGTTGTCTTCACTCCTGAAGGCACTGCGAACCTCGACAGCGCCCTGACTGCTGGCACGACCTATTACGTCGTGGCCCGCACCGACACCAGCATTGACGTGTCTGCCACCTCTGGCGGCACTGCAATCACCTTGGCGGGTGACGGCGGTACTGGTACTGGTGACACTCCTGGCGCTGCCAACCACATTTCTGTGGACATCGCTGAGTATGCGGTTATCTGCCAGGTGAACCAGTTCTCCGTGGAAATCACCCGCGAAGAACTGGACGTGACCACCCTTCCCTGTTCCGTTGGGAGCGTGGGTAGCAAGTGGGCTGCGTTCCGCAAGGTCCAGGCTGGTTATGCCACTGGTACCGGCAACATGACCGTGTACTTCACCTCCGACCAGACCAGCCTTGCCAACCGTCTGCTCAGCAACGTGCTGCTGCGGTCCCAGGAAGGTGCATCTGTGAAGCTGTACGTCAGCACCGTTTCCGACGGCGCTGGCGGCATTGATGACGCAAACAGCCTCTACATCGAGTCTGAAATCAGCATCAACAGCATGAGCGTGACCGTCAACCCCGACGACCCCACCTCTGCTGAGCTGGCTTTCACGGTGGTCAACCCCACCAACATCTTCGGCAACGCAATCGGCTGATACCGTGCTTGTACGGTCCTTACAACCCCGCTTCGGCGGGGTTTTTTCTTGTCTGGGTTAGAGTTGATTGTGTAATAGAGGTGTTTATGCCTGCTACCGGACGTTTCATCGACAAGCTGAAGAAAGCTGCCCGCCTCGATCCAGTCCGCAAAGAGGTCGAGCTGGACTCTGGCGAAGTCGTTGAGATGTGGGTCACCCCGCTAACCGCTGCTGAGCGCGACCGCGCCAAAAAGGATGCCCGCAGCGACGACCCCGGCGCTTTCGCCCTCCAACTGCTGGTGCGCAAAGCCCAGGACAATAGCGGCCAGCCCTTGTTCACTCAGGGCGACGTTCCAGTGCTCCGCAACGAAATCCGCGATAGCGATTTGCAGAAGCTGATGTTGGCAGTAATCGGCGCCGATGAGGACGAAGAGGCGCTTGACATGAAAAGCGCTGCAGAGTGAGCTGAGTAAAGACAACTGGCTTTTGCTCTGCATGGGTGTCGCCAAAGAGCTTGGCTACACCCTGCGCCGACTACTCGAAGAGGTTACTGAGGAGGAACTCCTGCTTTGGAGCGCCTACTTTGGCCACACCAACGCCGAGCAAGACAAGGCGATCAAGAAAGCCCAACGCCGCCGCTAAGGCGGCTTTTTTCTGCGACCTAGACTGTCGCAATAGGGTTGGATCGAGCTTTGGCTGAGTTTAGGGGTGACATCCGCCTAAATGTTGATAGCAGCAAGGCGCTCCGAAATCTGGGGCGGATCGATGACGCTATAAATAAGCTCGATAGGTCAGCGGACAGGGTATCTGAAGGCGTACAAAAAATAACGGGCGAGTCTACTAAGCTCTACAAAGCCCTGGAGCGTATAGAGAGCAGAGCATTATCACGCTTACCTAAGTCAATTCAAGTTGTAGTTGCTTATCTTAAAGCAGCCAACGCGGGGCTTACAGAGCTAGGAAAACGCGCACTTTTTGCTGCAAATGCTGTAGGTCAAATAGGGGTTGTCGATTTCGGCAGTCAAATAAGACGCTTAACTGCTGCAGCAGAGCGCGTTGACGAGCTGGCGCGTCAACGTCGTTTTGCGGCGGGTCAAGTACGAGGTATTGATACTCGCATTGATCGTGGTCTAATCAAGAACGCGGACGCCATCGCACGCGCCAGGGCAGAGCAGGAGCGCTATCTCCAGCTGATCAATGACCTGGATCGCCGCATTTCCGACTATACGAGTCGCGCAATTGTCGGTTTCAACGGGATGACGAGTGCCGTCATTGCCCTGAGGGTCGAGATGGTGCGTGTACTCGACCTGATGGAGAGTGCTCGCCTGTTGACACAGGGCGGTCCTTTACTGTTGCCTCGTGCTGGGCAAACGCAGGGCTTTACTGGATTCCAGCAGTTCCAAGGTCCAGCCCAAGCTCAGCAGAAGCTACTTCCTCCTGCTTACACCGTTGCTGATAGCGGAAACCGCAGATACAACGTAGACCTAGACCGCTCTCTCAGTCAACAGCAAAGACTTAGCAGAGAGGTTGCACGTCAATTAAGTATTTACGGAGAGATAACACCAGAGCTGCAAAAACACGTTGACGCTTACAACGCTCAACAAACTAACGCTGCAAAAGTTGTTCGTACAGAAGGTCTTCTTAGTACTGCTGTTGCAAAAACAAATACACAATTAGCTAAGGGTGTAAATCTGCGCTCGAAACTAGGTAGCGGAATCGCTGGCGGTGTTACGGGCGCTGCGTTCTCGCTTCTATTTGGCGGAGGAGTAGAAGAAGCAGGCGGCGCACTTGCTGGTGGTGTAATCGGAAGCTTCTTCGGACCAGGCGGAGCACTGGCTGGTTCGTTGATCGGCTCTGTGCTTGGCGGTGCAATTAAAGATGCTAACGACTTTAACGCTTCCATCGAACGACTAAACAGAAGTCTGGCTTCCACGGATTCAGCAACAAGGTTAACAGCCGACGGTGTTAAAAACCTTGCCAAAGAACTACGGATAACAAAAGAAGAAGCTCTAGACCTCGTAGCGGAATTTGCACAATTCCAAGATGCTGGATCGGCTCAAGTACTGGCTAGGAGATTTGGAAATATCGGTGGCGCAGATACTTTTGAAGGTATTGCTAAAGCGTCTATTGACGAGAGAAACGCGCTCCAAGCAATCCTGCAGTTCAGAAAACTTATCGGTAACGAAACAGCTTTAGAGCTAGCCAGTTCGCTCCAGCAGAACGGTTTGCTCGCCACACAAAAGCAGCTTTTGGATGCTGTTTTAGCCAGCACATACCAAGAAGAGCTAGCTACTGCTCGTAAGGTCGGTTTTTGGGACGAGCTTAATGCTCTATCTGCAAACTTCCAGAAGAACCTGGAGCGTATAGCTCAAATCCAGTCAATAATCGCAAGCAACGGACTGAACTTCGCTAAGTCCTTCGAAGAGATCCAGGCACTTCCCGCAATTCCTCAAGTTCAGGCCGGTGAGTTTGCCGAGGCTCGCGTAGCAAAAGTTACAGCGCAGATAAAACAAGACAGGCAGACCATTTTGAATCTGCTTAAAGAAGAAAGCAACGTTCAAAAAGTTATTAACGATCTCTTAGCTGACACTAACGGTAAGTCCTCAGCTGAATCCGCCCGGCTTGCCGAGCGGCTGCGTATTTTAGGTATTGAACTTGAGCTGGAACGCAAACTTGTTCCTCTTAGAGAGGCTGCTCGCACTGCGGATCTGGAAGACGACAGAGTTCAGCAAGCAATCGTTGCGGGGCGTATAAAAGACCTAGAGCTTGCAGCCCAGGCTGCAAAGATAAAAGCAAGTAATAGCAGTGAAGCTGAAAAAGCGTTTAATCTTGCCAAGAATGAACTAGCTATAAGCGAAAACCGAAGGGATACTGAGACCGCTGCCCTAAAGATCAGAAGAGATCTTGAAAAGTCGTTCCAAACCTCAGTTCAAAGTCTGGAGATCGAGATTGATCTTGCCAAGGCCGTCACACGCGAAGAGGAGAAGCGTTTAAGGCTTGAACAAAAGCGGCTTTCGCTTCAGGGCAAAGGCTTAGACGACGACCAGATAAATCAAATTCTTCAGTTGCAGAAGACGCTGGAGAACGCACAAGAGCCTCTTGCGCAATACATAACTCAAACGCAAAGGTGGTTGAACGATACGCAAGGGCTGATCCTCAGCCTTGGTCAGTCACTAGAGACCTCGATCAGCGGAGCTATATCTGGTGCGGTCGATGCTCTGGTCACCGGCAGCAAGACCGTTCAAGAAGTCTTGTCCAATACGTTTGCTGAAATCGGTCGAGCCTTCGTCAACATGGCAGCCGAGATCATCGCCAAACAACTGGTGATGATTGCGCTCCAGGGAATCCTCAGAGCTTTAGGCGGCGCTAGCAATGGAGGGGGCAACAACTTCAACCAGGGCCTAAGCATCGAGGGCACCCTTGCGGGTGAAGGCATCTTCAGCGGCTCTGGTCCCTACAAATTCGCGGAAGGCGGCTACGTCACTGGCCCGACCAACGCAATTGTTGGCGAGGGCGGCCAGAGCGAGTACATCATTCCGTCAAGCAAGATGAGCGGCGCAATGGCCCGCTGGAACGCCGGGGCTCGTGGCGAGGATGTCATTGATGGTCCTGGCGGCTCAGCGGGTGGGGATGCAGCAAACAGAACTGTTCCTACATTCCGGCTTGAAACAACCGTGATCAACAACGTTGAATACGCAACGGTGGATCAGGTAAGGGAAATGGGTTCGGCTGCCAGCCAGCGCGGTGCTGTACTGGGCGAAGCGCGTACTTTGCGTAAGCTGCAGAGCAGTGCTGGCACTCGCAGGAAGTTGGGAATCTGATGGAAGTCGCTCTCGGACACTTCCTTACGCTTTCAAGTCCTGGCTCGCTTACTGAGCTGAAGTTCCAGAACTTCTTTGTTGGCGAAACCGTCGACGGGCGCGGATTTTTGCCATTTGGCTTTAGTGGCACCACAACGAACCGTCAGGGTGACAACCTCGAAGCGACGCTGGTTTTTCCTAACAATGAGCTAAGCCGGAGCTGGGCGACCGACGCAATCGACAACGCTTGGTTTGCTGAGGTTCAGATCTACACGATCGCCAGTGATGGTTCCAATCAGCGGACACTCCTTTACGAGTACTTTGGCCAGGTCGCATCAGGTGGCTGGGACGAGACCTCGCTGAACCTGAAGCTGAGCACCGTGCTGGATGCTGTTGGTTCCAATGTCCCGATCCGGGTGATGCACCGTGACCTTGTGGGCAAACTGCCCACGAGCAGCAACCTTGGGCTGTGAACGACTGCTAGGGATGCCGTATCGCCTTGGCGGCGACGGCAGCGACGGAACCATCGATTGCATCCACTTGGTTTATGCCGTCTTGGCAGACCTAAAGATCCCGACGCCAAAGTTCAAAGCTGGCTGGTACGACTACCCTCGCGTCGAAATCGCTAGAGCGCTTTTGCAG